ATGGCAAGAGCAAGAGGACTTGGAGAAGGATACCAATATTGAGAGGCCCAGGACGTATGAGATCGATAACTTGGCCGCAGACTTAGAGAATGCCTTGACCTCATCTACCATTGTCAAATCCAAGAAGTTTATTCAGACCCTTCAAAAGATGGTAGCTCGCCTTATGCTTCCTGGATTGGAAGAAAACCAATGGGCAGAGATTGATGAAGAAATTGAGGCCTCGGATACCCTTTCACTTATTGACCCGAATTCGGGCCTTTCAGAAGAAGAGCTGGAAGCCGGCGGTGGGCCAGTGACCAGAAGAACCCTTAGGCGGCGAGTAACAGAGGAGGATTAAGATGGGGAACATCGTACAAGTGAAAAACCCGAAGTCGGGCCTTTATGTTCGCATTAACAAGGCCACAGGTAATATCACAGGCCACAAGAGAACGCCTGGGCCTTATAAGAACGTCCCTGTCGCGCGAAAGCGGACTATTAAGGCTTCCCCTAAGGCCCCCGGTTCTTTTACGCGTGGCAAGGCCAGATCGGCCGTTAAAAGCACTTTCAAGGCCCCATGGAAGCAATGACCAGCCGAATAACAGGTGATAAGGTGATATCATGACGTTGAGAGACGATATATTCCTTGAGGCCAAAAGAGCCAGAACGGCGACTGCTTTCAAGGATTGGATATTTACCCATTCGGACGACGTACAACACACCATCTTCGCTACCATACTTGATGCCGGTTTCAGCCCTGACGATTTTTATAGATGGCGACAAGGAGCTTCTGCGGCCGAACTTCATGCTGTTAAAAGAAACGTTGTTAGACGGATTGCTGCCAGCACCACCGATGCACTGGATGACATGGTGGGAGTTAATCAGGCAAGGTTTCGCCGATCTATTACGAAGCTTGAAAACAGGATCAAGGTCATGGCCGGTGACATAGACACTTCCCGCGGTCGACTCATTGGGGTGAAGGCCAATTTAAAGCAGGTACAGGGCATTCATAAGAGGCTTGCCAGTACCTTTGACGACTTGTATGGGAATGCAGCGAGGGAGACAGTAGCAGGCTTCAGCGGGGTTATAAGGAGAATACGTCGTAACTTCAGAGACCTCGATTTGGTAATGGAGTTCACGGATGTTGATTTGGCACTGATTAGAACCTTGGAGGCCCAGGCATTGGACCAGTTTGCCACCTTTAGCAATACCGCTCAGGCCCGGGTCAGGGATGCAATGATGTCCGCGACCTTGTCTGGCGGTAACTTCTCCGAATTGCTTGATACCATAACAGGCATCTTCTCAGGCCATACGGACGTCCGAGGTGTACCTATGGCCGTTCATGCGAATCAAGCCGCATTCGATGTCACTATGAATTTCCATAATCAGGTCACTTTGGCGAAGGCGGCAGACGCAGGTATTGAGGACTTCCTTTATGTGGGGGATTTAATAAAGACCTCACGCGATTTCTGCAAGACAAGGGCCGGACAGGTATTCAGCCAAGAGGAGATTGAGGGCTGGACCTTCAACTGGCAAGGCAAGGCGGGACCGGCCATGACTCACCGAGGCGGATACAATTGCCGTCACCATTGGACCCCGGTGGCCGAGGAGTGGGTGCCGGAAGAAGGCATTGAAGTTCAGGATGTTACAGAGGAATGAAAGAAAATGCTTGATTTTTTTAATTTGAGTATGTGATAACTTATTTTATTTAAAAGGAGGAAAGACTTTGACTAAGGGAAATAGCCGGATGGCCAACATAGAACCATTAACAGCCCGGATGGGCCCAGGAGGCGGATGCCATGCCAGATGAATGGAAGATGAAGCTGGATGACGACGGCCATGTTGTCCTCAACGACAGCAAGCCAATTTACATCGACCCGGATGGGAAAGAAGTAACCCTTGACCCCGTTGGTATGTATGACAAGATCATCGTTCTTGGAAAAGAGAACAAGACCCGACGGGAAGAGTCAACGGGCCTTCAAGCAAAGGTAAAGCTTTTTGACGGTATCGAGGATTTGGATAAGTATAAGGCGGACGCCGATGAGGCCTTGGAAACTGTTAAGAACTTTAATGAGAAGGACTGGCTTAAAGCGGACAAAGTTGAAAAACTTAAAGCCGATATGAAGACTGCGTACGACGAACAGGAAACCAATCTGCGAAAGAGCTTCGGTTTAAAGGAAGAAGAGCTCTCGACAGTTATTACTCGCAAAGATATACAGATACGTTCACTTATGGTTTCCAATCGGTTTGCAACATCACCCTTTTTTAGCGGTACGAACCCCAAGACCACCCTACCCCCGGAAATTGCAGAGACCTACTTCGGCAAACATTTCAAAGTTGAAGAGGATAAGACGACAGGTGCATTGAACCTTGCCGCCTATCATAGCAATGGGGACCCTGTCTACTCAAGGCAGAACCCGGGGGAGATTGCCAATTTCGATGAGGCAATGGTGGCCATCTTTGATCAATATCCTGGAAAGGATCAATTGATAAGGGCCAGTGGTGGAGGTTCGGGCGCAGGTGGTGGTTCCGGCGGTAAGGATGACGACGAAGGCCAAGACATCAAAGCTTTAGAAAAACAGTATGCCGAGGCTCAGAAGACCGGCGACGCTAAAGCTATGGTTGCGATCAAGAATAAGCTTTTCAAGGCGCGACAAGAGGCGCAGGGACAAAGAGCAGCGGCATAATCCAACCAATAAATATTAGGAGGATTATGAAATGGCAAATGTAAATGCTGCCGCGACCGTTTGGAATTGCCCGAACTATACGGGTGAGTTGTATCTCATTGGGGCCAATCAGACCCCTTTCTTAAACATGATCGGCGGACTGCAGGGTAATGCAATCCGAACAGTCTCCGATTTTCAGTTTCCGTTGGCTCAGCCCTGGGCCCTGGAAGCCGCCTCACAACCGGCTATCACGGAAACTGCTTCCCTCACCGCACCGAACCCCTGGACGTATGTTAGGGACCAGGACGTCAACACGGTGCAAATTTTCCAGAGACAGGTCAGCGTATCTTATGCGAAGCAGTCTGTAACAGGCTCTGTGACTGCCGATGCCACAACCGGATTGGTAGACATCACGGATACTCAGCCGATACAGAACGAGCGGGACTTCCAAATCTCTGCTCATATGCGACAGATCGCAGTGAACGTCGATTATACCTTTCTCAATGGCCAGTACCAGCAAGCCACCTCAGCCGCTGTAGCCGCAAAGAGCCGGGGCATTATAACAGCCTGTGCAACCAATACGGTTGCCGCCGGCGGTGCCGATTTGGATAAGGCTCTCATGGACCAGCTCATGAGGGAGATGGCCACTAACGGTTCTGAGTTTGTGAACCCCGTTATTTTCTGTAATGCATTTCAGAAGCAACAACTGAGTGACATCTATGGGTATGCTCCTCAGGACAGAAACGTTGGCGGGATTAACATTAACCAGATCGAAACGGACTTCGCAATTCTGGGCATCGTTTGGGCCCCGAATGTACCGGCCGCAACCCTGCTCATTGCGGACCTTTCTGTTGTGTCTCCTGTCTTTTTGCCTGTCCCGGAAAAAGGCGTTCTCTTCTTTGAAGAGTTGAGCAAAACAGGCGCATCGGAAAAGGGACAGATTTACGGACAGATTGGACTTGACTATGGTCCGGAAGAGTACCACGGAACCATCACAGGTCTGTCCACTTCGTAACCCTTCTCTGGATTACAACGATGTAATCCTTTTGAGGCTTTAAAAAGAATTGCTTTAAAATAAATTATGAGGGAGGTGCGAAATGGTAAAGCAGTATAGTGCAATCCGTAAATGGATGCAGGAGAACCCCGGTATTCATCCTAAAACAAGGGAGTGGGCGGCTGCTGTTGATGCAAGCATTACGTGGCCGGATACAACCACGTCAACCGTCACCACGACAACCGTAACAACCACAACGACCTAAAAACGGTCAGTGATTTTGCGGAAGTCGGAAGGAGCTAAGATGAAGAGAAAATTTTATCGGGCAAACTTGCCGACGATTGTGTGGAACCCAGAGCTCAAGAAGCCTCTGGCTAAATTCGAAAAAGGTCAATTTGTAACTGAGGACGATGAGGTGGCCAAGAAGTTGATTGAAATAGGTTATCCGGAAGTTGAGTTAGATGCTTCACGTCCCCCGGCAATACCTGACCCTCCTATTCAAGGGAAAGATGCCGATGTTCGCCTAATGGGACCGAAAGTTGTTGAACCTGTTGTGGGTACGGAACCAAAGGGCGAACAGGCGGTGTCGACCGAAACGGAAGAAGAAACCGAACCGGAGATAAAGCCTGAAGAGGAGGAGGTAAAACCAGCTGAAAAGCCAAAGGCCAAAAGAGCTCTGAAACAGAGGAAGACGAAAGGCTGAAGGTAGAATGGCTACAATACAATACGCTGACGACGATGATCTCATCAAAATCCGTCCCAACATTTTACAGTTGGGAGTGGCTGATTGGACGGACCAGCATCTGGAAGCGTTTGATTTATTAAACAGGATATTCGAGGGCCGTTGGTATAAGGAGGTGGCGCTGGAGCATGACGTTGATTATTCAGTGGCTCCATTTGATGCGGACAAAGTAAATGAGGCTCAGGTGCGCCGGCTTGCCTCCTATAAAGCCCTTGAATTGATTTACCTGTTTTTGATGAAAGACGGACCAGAGGCAGACGGTTTCGAAAGGGAGCATAAGCTTTTCAAAGACAGATCAAAAGACGAGCTTGGCAAT